GTTGATCTGCCTTGGTGGTAAATCTTTTAATACTTCAATGATTGGTACTAATCCGACTGCTATTGTGCTATCTGAATACAGTCGCATGTCTCACGATCTTTATGGCTATATTCGTCCTATTCTTGCTGCTAATCCAAACGCCTGGGTAATCATAAATACAACGCCCTACGGCAAAAACCATTTCTATCACTTCTATAATCAAATGAAGAACTATCCTGAATGGAAAGTTCTTGTACAGAAAGCTTCAGAGATCAAACATATATCTGAAGAGAAGCTAAAGCTAGAACGTGAACAAATGGATGAGGGACTTTACCTACAAGAATACGAATGCGATTTCGAGCGCGGTGTTGAAGGAACATATTACGGCCACTTGCTTGAACGTATTAGATTCAATGAACAGATAACTGAAGTGCCATGGGACCCTGGTCTGCTTGTTCATACTGCTTGGGACATTGGAGTTAACGATCATTGCGCCATTCTTTTCTGGCAGTCAACTGGTGATGGCGGAGTTATAAAAATAATTGACTGTTATTCAAATACTGGAATGGGATTAGACCATTATATAGATGTAGTCATGAAGAAGCCGTATCGTTGGGGAACACACTTTGGCCCTCACGACTTGAAAGTAAGAGAATTCGGTAACAGTGCACAGACCAGATTCTTTACTGCTCATCAACTTGGTTTCGATTTCACGGTATTAGAACAGAACGGATTCGAAGACGGTATTGATAATGTGCGTAAGAACTTCAATAAGTTATGGATTGATGAACGTAAATGTAAGCCATTTGTTGATGCATTAGAGAACTATAAGAAGAAATGGAATGAAAAGATGAATGCGTTCGAGGGAAGACCTCCAAAGCATTGGGCGAATCACTATGCTGATGCATTGCGCTATCTATGTCACGGCCTAGACAAGATTAAAAGTGGTATGGATGTTGGTGAATTCAATAGGCTGCTTAATCAGAAACGTTATGGCACTAATAATCCGTTGCCTTTGCCATTCAGACAGGAACCACGCTATGAAAACATAAGGTAACAATTTTAGAAAGTTAGGAGCTTATCATGTTAATGAAGCCTATAGAATACCTAGATTCCAAATACGGTGCTATTAAGAAAAAAATAGACTCAGACTGGTTTGCTAATTATGCCGTGTGGCAAATGTTTCAAACACAGGCAAATTTAGACGTTCGTCTTGAGGCTGGTGATACAAGTTTATTACAACCTGTTGGCCCGCTGACAATGAATACTCAGACAACGCAGTATTATTTCAACCGAACAAGGCCGCTGTGCAACATGGTCTCGGGAAGACAGCGTCAAGAACGCAAATCTCCCGTTGTTGTACCGCTCGATAATGGAGCACAAGAGACTGCAGACCAATATACTGACTTATTATTAGGTATTTATAAGCGCGAGAATGTACCAGAGACCATTTCTGAAGCATTCCACCAGGGTGCTTGCATGACAGGCATGAACCTGCTGCATTTATATCTTGATTGGAGTAATGATCCCGTTTCTGGTGATATAAAAGTAAAGAACTACCCCTATAACGCCTTCTATATTGACCCGTATTTTCGAGACCCCAGTCTTTGTGATGCAAATTTCGTGTATATACGCACTTTCTTGACCCATGAAGAAGCTGCTAACCTAATGCCGGAATATTACAAAGAGATCATGGATTTGCCGGGTAATCCGACCGGCATGGGACGAGACAACAGATTTATGTACATGCCTGAAGCATCGGGACAAACATTCCAGAATCGCCTGGCTTATGATGAATATTATTACCGCGCTTTCAGGGAACAAGAAAAGTTAATCGATAAACAGACCGGTGAAGTATTTGAAGTGCCCATGGGTACGGATATCGATACAAAAATGTTCTTACGATACAATCCACAAATAACATTGATTAAACAGAATATACCTACGGTGCGACTTGCCATTCAAATACAAGGAAAAGTATTTTATTGCGGTCCGCAGCCTACATTGCTCGACGAATTTCCGTTTATTCCAGTGGTCGGATACTACAATGCAATGATGCCGACGTATTATACACGTATTCAAGGTATATGTAGATCTCTTCGTGACCCACAATTATTACTTAACAGAAGAATTGTTCTCTCTGCAGATCTGATCGAATCACAACTAAATTCAGGTTGGATTGTGAAAGAGGATACTATGCTCGATATCAATCACTTGTTGCAGACTGGACAAGGAAAGATTCTGGCAATCAAAAAAGGCGCTTCCATGGACGATATTCGCCCAATGGTACCACCACAAATACCTCAATCATTTTTCCAGTTACAAGAGACATTCTCAAAAGAGTTGAACATGGTGACCGGTATCAGTGATGAGCTTATGGGTATGGCCTCTGATGAGAATGCAGGTATTACAAAGGTAATGAATCAAGGTGCAGCTCTTGTTACGCTGAAGCCTTTGTTTGACCGCCTTGATCTTGCACAGAACTTATTGAATACCAAAATGATGCGTATGATCCAGTTGAATTATACTCCTGGCAAAGTTAAAACCATGCTGCAAGGTAAAGAGCCATCACAGCATTTCTACAGAAAAGAATTTGGCAAATATCACTGCACGCTGGAATTGTCATTCAATACTGAGACGCAAAGACAGGTACAATTCGCTCAGCTGCTGCAGCTACAACAGCTTGGTATACAGATACCTCCTAAGACGTTAATCCAAGCTGCTACAGTTCAGAACAAAGAACAGCTAATAAAAGATATCGAAGAGCAACAACAACAACAACAACAAATGCAGCAGCAACAAAATCAGTTACAAATGCAGAAGATACAGGCTGAAACTGAACTGGCTAAGGCTCGAAGCGTTGCCGATCGTGGACTTGGTTTAGAAAGAGCAAGTCGTGTTCAAGAGAATCAGGCTCTTGCTGAAGAAAGAAAAGCAGCTGCCGTTAAAGATGATCAAGCAGCCCTCTTAGACTTCGCCAAAGCGATGAAAGAACTTGAGTCGATAGATATTAACCACTTAGAAAAAATAATTAGCCTGAAGAAGATTTTAAGTGATATCAGTCAAGCTAACAATGCAACTAATAACAATCCTGGAATTGCCCAGCAAGGTGTTGGACAATTGCTAGGACAACAATAGAAAGGGTCAACCATGGCCAAAAGAACGTCCGGTATGATGCCTAACGGCAGGGGTATGCAGGCAAATCTCCCACAAGAGGTTGTCAACAAAGAATACCCACGTATGCCGCATCCTATGAGCGGGCAACAGCCTGACTTGTATGAAGGCGTGCAGCGTCAACAGCATTACGATGCTAAAGAAATGAAGAAAGCATTACACCCTACAAAATAGGTGCCTTATGCCGGGAACTATTAGACCAATTAAAGCAGCTACGAAGATTGCTTACAGTGTTCTAAAGACTCAGAAGGAAAAGCGTCAACGTAACGAGAAAAGACCACCTGAAAAGATGGAAAAAGCTTGGGAACGTGATGCAGTAATAGTGAGATAGTAGGGGGACATATCCTCCAAGTAATAAGCGTAATTAAAGGACAATAATATGAACAATCACTGTAAAAATGAACTTAATCTTGAGAAACTTTGCTTCAAATGTGCATCTGGTAAAAAAGCAAAGGTGTGCGAATTAAAAGCTGATAAGATCTGTGCGTCAGATAAAGTTAAAGCGATGCAGGTATGGTCAAATTCCGTTAACACAAACTCTTTGTGTGCTTTAAACGCGACTTTAACGAATGCCTGTATATCCAATCTTCAAATTGGTAACTTTATCCCAAGTATAAGATATAGAGCTACAATTAATTTCTCAGCAACTGCAACTTATGCATTGGGCGGATTTGTCAATTTCAACAACATTGTTGATGACCCGAACGGAAACGTGTCACTTGTACTTAATACAAGTTATACTGCTCCTGCTTCAGGCTATTATGCATTAACGTATAAAATAAACATTACCAATTTGAATGCTACTAATGGCCCAGTTCTTGGTACACCAGTAGGCAGTTTAGAGATATATGTTAATGGCATTTTAGTCCGTGATGCCTATTCACCGTATTTATCATTCTTCAGTGATCAAAAGGCTGTATTCTCATCATTGATTACGTTGCAAGCAGGTGACATTGTTACCATGAAATACAACATACTTGGTGGTAATGGCGTGCCGGTCACTGGAACAGTTGATATCGTTGGTGCAGGTATCGAAGACGGAAACTCATTATTCAAAATCATATTTATGTCATCCTTGAGCAGTGGAACACAACCAGCTTGTAATCCATGTCCTCCAGTTATGATTGATTGTGAAGTTATTTGTCCTGAATCTCCAACAGAAATGTGTGAGTCTTGTCAATAAAATAGATTAGGGGGGCTTCGGCCCCTCTTTAAGGATTTATATGAAGAAAAAAGTAATCAAGCATTTAAAGGGCGATATAAAGAATTATAAGCACGAAATGCAAGACGATAAAAATTTAATCAAATCTCTGAAGAAGACTAAAGAGAAATCAGGAAAGAAAAATGAAAAATGCTAATTGGATTGCTGGTGCTATCAAAAAGCCTGGTGCGTTACATAAAGAATTGCATGTACCGGCTGGAGAAAAGATTCCAGCTAAAAAGCTTAAAGCAGCCGAGAAAAAAGGCGGAATCGAAGGCAAAAGAGCACATCTAGCTGAAACCCTGAAAGGTTTCCACAAGAAAAAGCGGTAACTAATGCCATACGCAAGACCTTCTGATAGCAAGAAGAAGAAAAAAGCTGTCATGGAAGAACGTATGCATGCCTTTAAAGAAGGCAACATGCATTCTGGAAAGAAGTCTGGCCCTGTGGTTACTAATCCAAAGCAAGCTATTGCAATAGGATTATCAATGTCGGGTCAATCAAATAAACGTAAGAAAGGTAAAAAATGAAACATGAAAGAAAAGAACATGGAGAACATAAAAAAGAACACGGACACAGCAAAGCCGAACACCACAAAAAAGGAAACGCTAAGAAGCATAAAGCTGAAAGTAAGGCGCATGAAAAAGCCGAACACAAGCGCGACCACAAAATGAAAGCAAAAATGTCAGAAATGGAGCACAGAATGCGCTCACATGCCGGAACAATCGGTGCCGCAAAAAAGAATCCTGCTAAGGAGCTAAAGCATAGCGATAAAGCCTTTAGTCGTGGAGCACTGCCGTCTGATACCGTAGATGCCTTAGTAAACAATCATAGATGGGCAATTAAGAAATCATATTGATTAATTGCCCCCTTTTATGGTATTACTGATGTGCGTCTTAAGACGTTAGATGACTTGCCTTGGGGTGGGATTCCGTCACGGGTAACCTATCCCAAGGTCTTACGAGATATACAATGACCTCAGATATTGAAAATTTCGATCCAAATACCAGAAATCGAGCATTTGAAAACGAAATGCTTGAACAAAGACGGCTTTATTCACAAGAGATATGGCTTAAATTGCTTAAAATGGCATCACAAGCTGCATTGGAGTCTGCGTTTGCCAGAAAAGATTTCTATATAAGTCTTTCATTTGTACGAGACGGCGATAAAGATGTAAGAAAACCTGTGCCGTTTATACGTCATACTTGCCCTACACCGCTTTATAATCAGGCGGCCTTCAAATACAACCACAGAAGCGGAGATCTTCAATTTCTGTGGAATTTGCCCTCAGAAATGAGATACTGGCAAATATTTAGGAACAAAGAACATTATCTTGCAAAAGATGATGAGATAATGAAGAATACCTGTAAGTTTATAATTCTCCATCAAAGTGGCGAGCTATTTAACTGGGTCATAAAAGAAAATAAAGAAGAAAACAAAATTATGGCAGGCCTAAAACTAATGAGAAGGGAGGCTTAATATGCAAGATGAACTGAATAATGCAAATATAGCTGAAAATACAGTTGAAACGCCACAAGAACAGCCCCGAGAAAGCAACAAAGAGTTTAACATGCGAATGTTGCGGGAACAGAAAGAAGCTGCCGACAGACGTGCAGAATTGGCTGAAAAGCGACTCGTAGAACTGGAACGCATGGCCCACCAGGGACAACAATCACAACAAGTACGCTCTTTTGAGGATACAGAACTTGATCTTCCAACTGATTCGTATCTTGATACACACCAATTTAAGCAATACGATCGCCAAATTAAACAGAACTTAAAAGAACTTAAGAACGAGCAGAAGAGAACAGCTGAAATGATAGCTAACTTTAATGCACAGCAAGCTGAAGATCGACTTAAAAGTAAGTACACAGATTTTGACAAAATCGTGAATCCAGAGAATATTGAACGATTGAAATATACCGATCCAGATGCCTATAATTCAATCTACGCAGCTCCCGACATAAAGTCGCGCGGTATTGCTGCTTACAATATTCTTAAGAATAATACTCAGATATCTGGCTATTATGAAGAAGAGCGCCGCATTGAACAAAACAAGTCCAAGCCGAAGTCTGTAGCACAGGCTGCCGCAACTCCAAGCTCACCATTTCAATCAATTGGAAATTATGAACGACGCGTGTTGACTGAAGAGCATAAAGAAGCGCTCCGTAGAAACGTTGCTGAGTCAAAAAAATACAGATAAATTACATTCTTCTCCTTGAGTGTACTACTAGCGGGCCAGAGTTTATCCATTCTCTCGGCCCGTTTTGTTTCAATTTTGTTGGAAGTTATCTATACTTGCCCGAGCGTAATTTTTGAAGTCGCTCCTCAAAATCTAAGAAGACGTAAAATTCCTTTAACTTCGTCAGTTAAGACTTTCCTTAGGTGTATTGGTCTCACCAGCCAAGAACGTAATGAGTGTCGTTCGACTCTTGTAGATAAAGTAATATTTAAGTTTTGTTTAGAGGATGACAGCAATGTTAACAACCCCTACGACATTACCACCAGAAATCCAAGCGACTGCGGATGATACCCTATTATCCGTACGTACACCAGATTTAATTCATAATCTTGGTGCTTGGCAAAAAGTGTTGAAAGACATGGGTGGTAGTACTCTTCGTATGTCAAGATATGACAGATTACCAACAGCGACCATACCTTTATCAGGTAATGGCCAAACGCCTCCAGCTGTACCATTGAATCGTGTGGATGAACATTATGTCCACGTTAAATCTTTTCTGATAGACTTGGAAACCGAAGTGGTGTTTAACTAACCGGCAACAAGGGGCAAGATTATGATTAATGAACTATCCAAAAAATATATCTGCGAGTGTGTACGTCCATATTTGGAACATTATTATGTCGATGGTGTGCATACAATAACTGAAAATAAATTGACTGAACAATTAATTTATAAATATTTTCGTTCAATTCGGTATCCGGCGCATGATAATTTAGAAGGTGAAATTAATTGTAATCAGCCTGACAGTAGCAAGCGAAAAGACTTTGAAGAATTTAATATGCTAATCAAACTATATAATTTAGTTCATGAAAAATTCTGTGAAGACGATCAAAAAGTTTTTGTGGAATCTGAGTTAATTCATGGAACAGAATTGTGTAAATATATTGTTGATAAGATTAAATCATTAAAGATGCGGTGCTCGGAACATAAGGGATAACCTTATGAGGGAAGTGCAATAGGCTTCCTCGCCTAGGAAACTAGGTCATAAAAGTAACAGATTTGATAGATGCGACAGTAAGCTTTTATGGCTTATACACAGCGATCAACCAACAAGTAACTCTTCAAAACCAAGATCCAGTGCTCCTAGAGAACGCTGAACTGCTTGGATTATCTCTTCGGATGACTGAAGACGAATTGACTAGAGATTGCTTGCGTTCTTCTGCTTCCGTATACAATTGTGTCGGGGGTTTGAACGGCGATTTTCCTACAAATTTATCTCTATTTGACAATGATAGAGTCACCGCAATGTTGCTTACAAACGACGCCTGGCGTATGTTTAGAGCAATTGGCGGAGAAAATAAATTTGGGACAGGTCCTACCAGAGACGCGTATTTAGCACTTGGACATACCAATTTGTCTCAAGATCTTAACGCCGTTAATGGTGTAGTACCTAAATGGAACTATCCAAATTCTGGCGCTGGTGTTCTTGAATCAGAATGGGCTGCGTTAAATAACGTTCGCTTTATGCTTTCTTCAGTAGGTTCTGTTGTACCTAACGCTTCAGCAATGCAAGCAGATGTGTATAACATTTTCTACCAAGGTATGGAATCGCTTGCTACTATTTATCAGGATAATTTCTCAAGCCGTTTCTACTATCGTCCACCTGTATATTCTGACCCTCTTTTCCAAAACGTAACGCTTGGTTATGTTACCGCCATGGTACCAACCATTCTTAACGATCTTTGGATTAAAGTTGTTAACTGTACATTACGATAGGAGATACCATGAGTGTTTTATTTACTGGAACAAATCAAGGTCGTTTCACATCTGATGGAACAGCTAAAATTTTAAAAATACGTTGTGGCGTGGATTTTATTTGGACAAAGAATGAAACCCAGATTATTGCTCAAACCGATGGAAGAACCATTGGTGGTTATTGGCAATTAGGTATGACGCAAGGTCAAGGTTTAGGCGATAATATTACCGCTACAACTAAAGCTATTACTACTACCCAATTGGCAACAGGAACAGGATTCTATCTTATAGATTCTTCTCTGAACATTCCGGGACCATCACTTACACTTACTGGCGTAACTAACGATGCGATTCCTCGTGTATCAACTGCGAATACCACTAGTCTTTTACCTGGTGATGTAGTTCGTCTCTTTAATATTACGGGTGCAAAACAGTTAGCTACATTAGATTTCACAGTTGGTGCTATCAGTGCCGGTGTGTATTTCCAATTGGCTTACATGGCACAAATCGTTGCTTCATCAGGCGGCGGTACATTCCGTAAGATTCCTTTCGAGCCGTTATTCTATCCAAGCACAAGAACTATTTCAAAAATAGTTTCCAATGCGAATGGAACTACAACGGTAACATTAACTGTTACGCACAACTACTTGGTTGGCCAAGAAGTACGTTTCGTTATTCCAAATGTTAATCCGTTAGCGTCTCCTCCTTCTTTCGGTATGACCGAACTTGATGGAGTTCAAGCGCCTATTATTGCGGTTGATACAACGAATAACACAATTACAGTTCAGTTTGATACAAGCAGCTTCACTGCTTTCTCATTCCCTGTAACTGCTGATGCATACTTTACACCTGCTCAGGTTGTGCCTATTGGTGAAAATACAGCGACTGCTCTTCAATTCAATGTTAACGAATTCAATGACGCGAGAATTAATACTGGTTATATCGGTATTAAACTCATGGCTGGTGTAAATTCACCTGCTGGTTCACCGAGTGACGTTATTTATTGGGTTGCTGGCAAATCGTTCAACATCGATAACGAATAATGTAAGGGGGCTTCGGCCCCCCTTTTAAGGAATACAAATTATGATGAAAAAAAGATCAATAATCGAGCAAGATGCATTGCAACAACAAAGTAATTTAGTTGAGACTGGCGTTACTTACGCAATGGGTGAACGCAATCCTGCAGCAATGACAAAAGAAGAAGTACAGAATTATATCGCTAATTTGCGCGCTAGAGACGCAGAATTGATTACTGGTACTTTCCGCAACGTAGCAAATCCATCAAATCAACGCATGGCTGGTGCAGCTAAATTCAGCATTTGTCTTTACCCTGGCGACCGTTACAAAGTATATGAATTACGTGACGGTTATAAATACACATTGCCGCGCGGTGTGGTAAAGCACTTGGTTCTTAATTGCTATAAAGTCGTTCATGAAAACCTACCTGGTGAACTTGGACAAATGGGTATCATGACTGCTGTGCCGACTGACGGACTTATGAGAGCGCCTTCCCAAAAAGTGGGAAGAAAATTCCATCGTTTCGCTTTTGACGTCAGTGGAATCCAAGAGGATGAAGATTTCCGTCGATCAGATTTAGTAGAAGTTAAATCTACGTACTAAGGAACTTTATGGATAGCCGTTTTACAGCCGTACCCTT